GGAAGTCCCAGCGCCGCCAGCGTTTGACGCCGAGGCGTTCGTTCCGCCGCCACCACCACTGCCACCGGTCGTTGCTGGGCTTGCCGCGTTGAACCCACCGCCACCGCCGCCGGCCCCGTAGGCGATCGTAGTGTTTGGGTAGTAGCCGAGTCGGCTGTAGGCGCCCTGTGATCCAGCGGCGCCAGCGTTTCCTGATCCGCCAGTTGACGCAACATTCACCGTGATTGGTGTTTGATTAGTGGTCGTGAAACTGCCGGTGAGCACGCCGCCAGCGCCACCACCACCGCCGCTTGCAGCGCCAGCATTTGCAGCGCCACCACCGCCGCCAGCGCCGATCAACAAATACTCGAAATATCCCGGCACTGGTGTGGTGAGGTTGTAACCGGAGTTCTCGTTGCTAGACGTAATGACCAAGTAGCGCCAGCCGTCAGCGTCGTAGGTGCTGGTCGTCATCCCGGTGCTAGGTAGCACCAGCGACGGGTGCGAGAGTGTCGCGGCGCTCGAAACTATGCCAGTGGTGGAAGGCATCAGGATGCCGCCAGATCGCCGACCAGTAAGTACACATTTGTGGCAGTGCAAATCAGCGTTGCAGCGGAATATTGGGTGCGCAGTTTCGCTGTCGGAGTCGAGTTCACAGTTGCACCCGAACCGCTAACAGTGACTTGACCTGCACCAAGTTGCGCAAGATCGATTCGTTGACCTGAAGCCAAACCAAGACCAGCAGGAACCGTGAGCGCGATCGCTGCAGCGTTTGTGAGCGTCACCAATTTGCCGACGTCACCTGCAACGAGGGTGTAAGTGGTGCCAGTTTGAGCGTTGATGGTTTGTGCCGTTGACCAGTCACCAGTAGCACCTGTGGGGCCGGCGGGTCCTGACACACCACTTGTAATGATGCGGTCGGTTGCGAGATCAAGAGTGATGGAGACGCTCATCGGGTCACGTCCTGAACGATGTAGCACGGTCCTTGCAGGAGGGTGGTTTTCACTGTGCTGTTTGTTTCTTCGATGTCGTACACAGCTTGCCCGGCGGTGAGCGCAGCTGTTGTCGTGGCGGACAGGGTGCATTGAACGCTTCCACCAGTGCCGTTCGTGACGGTGCAGGTCATAGCTGCGATGACAGCGGTGGATTCTGCGGTACTGCGAATCTGTGCTGCGTAGGTGCGCCCGGTGATGTCGACTGCTGTACCACTTGAGCGCAACGTGAGCGTGATGGTTTCGGTGTCACCGATGCGCACTGTGAACGGGTAGATGGGTGCGTCAGCCATTGTTGGCGCTCCCATCAGCACCAATTGATGTCCAGGTGTTTGAAAGCAGTGACGGTGACCCGTTGGTCCCGAACGGTGCCGATCCGATCGATGTCAGCACTGACAGAATGAAACCACCTGCGGCTGCTCCACCGATCGTGACGAAGTCAGCTGTGAACAGATCGAAGCCTGCAGCTGCACCGATCGCGACCAGAGCGGTTTGCGCTGCTGTCTTGATGGCACGCTCAAGCACTTCACGCCAGAAAGTAGATGTGAACATCAGATACCCCATTCAGGTTTGATGGACGGTTGTAACCCTGGGAACGGGTAGTCGTCCGGGTCGCATGTTTCAGGTTCTTCTTCGTCGTCGAGTTCTTCGACGTCTGGTTCTATTTCAATCACCGTCATCGTCGTCGTCTCCTTCTTCGTCTGTGTCTTCGTCTTCTGCTCTCGGTGTGTTCAGCATGACCCCGTAGAGGCAGTCCAGGTATCCGATTGCATCGACAACCGAGTCACGTAGTAGTTCGGGTGGGAAGTCTTGTGAGAGCCCGTATGCCAACCGAGACAACTTCATCGACGTCATAAACAAGATGCCTTCAACCGCGCTGAGCTCTACACCAGTGAGTCGGCTGTAGATATCGGTGGTGAGTGCGTAGTCCTCCCACGGCGGCCCATAAAGCCCCCCACGGGTATCTGAGCCTGTGCCATGCACCAGCATGTAAGCATCACGCGCTGGTGAATCCCACAACGCTTTTGTCTCACTCAGTTTCTTCGCCATCGGAACTCCCCTTAGAACCTTCGAGCAGTGAACTTTGAAAGCCTGACGCCCTCATACTTACGGCACAGATAATCAAGTGACACGAACATCGGATCAGCAGATCCGTCACCATCAACCTCGTGCAGCATGATCACACCACGCCAATGAGCGTTGCCCTGCGGACCTTTGTAATCCTCGTCGTGCAGGTAGCAGGCACCAGCTACCAGCCCGAACTGCTGCGCACCTGTACCCGGCAAGAACCTCACCGCATAATCCAATGTCTGCTGGTGACCCATCACGAACGTATGCCCGATCTGTTTCAGCCGACTCGCAGCATTACCGCCATACGGTCGACCTGACATGGGGTTCGCCCAGAAATGTGCGTACCAAATCCCATCAACACAGACCGGTTGCAGAAAGTCGTGCACCTGGTAACCGTGGCCGGCGTAATTCAGATGCTCGAGCTGCAACAACCCGACAAGCTTTGGGTCACAGTCAGCGGCACGGGTAATGCGATGCTCATGGTTGCCGAGAGTGATGTGCCGGTCAGGTAAATACTGTGCGTGTTTGTGTTCACGCTTCATAGCGTTGAACTCGTCTAACGGTTTGCACAGCACATCGAACGCATCGTTAGCGGCGTCAATGTCAGCGACATACCTGCGTCCCTCGAACGATGCTTTACCAACGTCGTATGAACTCAACGATTCCATGTCAGCATGATCACCCAGATGCACGATCACATCAGGTTTGCGGTCCACGATGTACTGGCCGATCCACCCCAAATGATCTGTGGGCACACCCGGTTTTGCTTGGGTGTCAGGAATGATCAGGTGGGTACGTGGGTTACCAGCGTCGCCGGCCTCGATGGTGGACTGATTCGTGCCTATCAAGTCGTCCATCTAGCCGCTCAACTTTCGTGTCGACCCGCTCTATCGAACTGTGAATGTCAAGCAACCGGTCAGCAACATCAGTGATCAAAGCGCGACCCTCTGCATGTTGTGCAGTGTTTTCACGTCGCAGCTTTGTTAGCTGCACGATCGCACCAACAACAGCACCTAGCACCAGGGTGATTGCGGTAGCTATGCCAAGCCACTCGGCAACACCAAACCCTTGACTGTCAACTATTTGCGTAGCCGCCTGAGCAAACATTGTCGGTCACACACGCCACGGACGCCAAGAACCGTTGAGGTTCTGAGTGCGATACGCAACCTGATTGGTAGAGCTGTTCCACGCGCACACCTCGAACCGACCGTCTTTGTTTTGTGCTGCGGTGATCGAGTCCACACCGAACGGTTGACCATCGTTGAGAGCCACCCACGGACCCCAATTACCGTTAGGGCGTTCCTGCCAACGATGCGTGACCTGACCAAGAACACAACCGAACTGCACAATGCCACCATCAAACTTCGTAACCATGTGCATCAGTTGCTTCTGCTTTCCTGTGGCACCAGTCAACCGGCGCATGAACTCTTCTACCGGCCACGACGGGCCGGGATCTGTGTGATCGGTACCAATACCAGCGGCACTGCACAGACCGTGTGTGGTGATGCCACGCTTGCCGGCCTTGAGCCCTTCAACATCAACCCATACCCGTGGGATCTCGTAGCGGTCACATAACGCTGCGACCAGCTGCACGACACGATCTAATTGTTGTGATGGTGCACCTGGTGCAAGCCAATCGGTCTGATAGGCGTACCCGGATTGCTCGATGCCAACCGACGGCCCGCCGTAGTACCAGTTTGCAGAACCAACATGCCATGCCTGGTCGATCGGATGAACACCAGACCACACGTTTTCGGGGTCAACCATGTAATGCGCTGACGCCCTCGGAGATGTAGGCCCAGCGAACCATCGTGCGACCTGTTCGGCACGCCCCACTTCTAACGGGCATTCCATGGAATGCAACACGATCAGTGTCGGAGTTTTACCGGCTGTCGACCAGTACCTAGCCTGTATGAACGGGATCGCATCGAGATCCATTAGAGCGGTGCCCCACTAGGCCCGATGTCCTCGACCACAAACTTTGTCGCCTGGACTGTGGACCCGAGTACGTTGACGGAGTGTGTGACGCCTTGCATGCGAATCGTGTACACAGCGTTAGCGGCTGACACACCAACCCAACTGTGTGCCACCTGGTATGCATTGTCCACAGTTTCATTGGAGGCTGCGATACGGGCAACTGTGGCACCAGCGGTGACATCGTACACCTCAGCAATAAACCCACCACCCGCACTGGTTTCAGACAGCGAAGCAATGAGAGTGAACCGCAGGTACCGGTTAGCAATGTAAGTCTCAGTTGTACGCAGGTTCGTTGTGAGCTCAGCCATAGTGGTAGTGCGCACACGATCAACCGTGTCGCTCTTCACTGACCGCACACCGACCGGTGCGTTCCAACCAGGACCGCGCCGCCAGTTCGTACCGTTGTACGCGTACAAACCTTCAGCGCTATCACCGGACCCGACATAGCAAACCATGCCGTCAACAAGGTTTGCACCAGTAATGGCTGCGTCTCGAGCGGCAGTGGTGGCGAACTGGTACACAACCTGAGACCCCAAGTACCCATTCAGGTCAGTAGCAGTCAGAACGTCGTTCGTATTCCACTTTTTGTAGCCGGCCATCACAACCCCAATCGTGATGTGTCAAGCACACCGTTAGTTGAATCATCAAGAACAAAGAACTGTGTTGGTGCCGGTGCCAAATCAAATGACAAAATCATGTTGTCAGCACCAATCTCGCCTCGCACCGATTGAATCTGCAAGGTCTGTGAGATCGCTGAACCAACAGACTGTGGCCGGCGCTTCACAGTGACCTTGTCGCCAATCAACAGGCTCAAGACCGACTGTTTCTGTGACCCGGTCTTGCCACGCAACGTGCCCGACAAAGACCGTATGCGGTTCTGTGGGCTCTTGTACCGGCGCAGCAGATCAATCGCCAGCTGCTCACAGAACTGGTCGCTATCACTTTCAAGGTCCGTGACCTCGAGCGAGCGAACGAAGTACTGACCTTGTGATGTGAGGTCGTTGCGTGTGTAGGTCGCACCGTTGGCACGTGACACCGTCACACGGTTTGCAATGTCAGCATCAGACTGCTCAATAGAGATGTCTTGATAGCCGATCTCTGAGCCCGAATCACCGAACGTGGTTTGCACGGTGAGTTGTGCGAAGTCGTCGCGAGTACGGAACTCAACGGTGCCAGCGGTACCCGCGAACAACA